AGGCAAAGTAGAAGACGCAGCGGCAGCGTTTGCGAGCTTTATTTAAATTAATCTAATGCGTCGAGAGACGCCGGAACTATATCATGGCAGCACCTACAAGCACATTCCTTTCGACAGCCGCTATCGGAAACCGCGAGGACTTGTCAGACCTCATCTTTCGTATCTCACCTACCACGACACCGCTTTTGAGCATGTCTGCTAAGTCCAAAGCGACTAACACTCTGCACGAGTGGCAAACACAGGACTTGGCCGTTGCGGTTAATAACGCGCAGGCTGAGGGCGACAACGCAACAGCAAAAACCGTGACACCAACGGTTCGTTTGAACAACCGTACACAGATCTCCACTAAAACGGTTATCGTGTCTGGCACGCAACAGGCAATGAACCCAGCCGGTCGTAAAGACGAAATGGCATATCAACTGTCTATGGCTTCGCTTGAACTCAAGCGTGACATGGAAACGTCGTTGACACAAAACGCTGTTACTGCTGCTGCTCCGCGTCAATCGCGCGGCTTGGTAGGCTGGATTGTTGATAACGTCAATACTGGCGCTGGTTACGTTGCCGCTAACTACATCACCAACACAGCGCAGACTGACGGTACACCGCGTGCATTTACTGAAGCACAACTCAAAGACGTTCTACAGAAAATCTACACTGCGGGCGGCGAGCCGGATACTATCATGGTAGGCCCTTCGCAGAAGCAAACTTTCTCTACGTTTAGCGGTAACTCTACACGTTTTGACAAGGGCGAAGACGCTAAGTTGTTTGCAGCCATTGACGTTTACGTCAGCGACTTTAATACCTTGACAGTCGTGCCAAACCGCTTCCAGCGCACTCGTGACGCGTTTGTGGTTCAGTCTGACCGTATCTGCGTGTCTTACCTGCGCCCATTTAGCACCATCGAGTTGGCAATGACAGGCGACTCAATGCAGCGCGAGTTGGTTGTTGAGTACACGCTAGAGATGCGTAATCCGAAATCCGCTGGCGCTATATATGACATACTCTGATAAGTAATGTGCTAGAATGCACCCTTATATATTGTATAGGGGTGCATTATGAGGTCTACGCGAATTGGTTCGGTTAATGAACGTTTTCACAACAGGTACGTTATAGATGTAATTAGCGGATGTTGGAATTGGTCCGGCGGAATAAGCAACAACGGCTACGGTACTATTTCAGGTTTTCTAAATGGTAAAAGGTACGTACCAAAAGGTGCGAACATGTTGGCGCATAGAGTTTCTTGGGTTTTGCACAACGGCGATATACCAGAAGGCGAAGGGTGGCATGGAACAGTCGTTATGCATAAATGTGACAATCCTAAATGTGTAAACCCTGAGCACTTGATGCTAGGTACGCAATCGGATAATGTAAAAGATATGATCGTCAAGAATCGTAAAGTGGCGGGGGAATTTCAAAAGCGCAAGGGTATTGAACATTTTAGAAGCGCTTTTAAAAACCAAGAAGATATTGATTTAATATGCGCAACTGTTGGTCAAACCAAAAAATTAGCTGAAAAATACGGCGTTGATGTTTGCACTATAAAAAGAATACGACGCAGAAATGGTGTCGTACACATTAATTCTGAGAAATGTAAAAATGTAACTCTACCTGATGAAGCCGTGCGGCATATTCAGAATACAAAAGTTGGAACTAGAGGCCTAAGTGCTTTGTACGGTGTGAGCAACAGCACTATTTCTCGAATACGTAATAAATTCCTAACGTCGACAGACGCTAAATAATTTAGTTAACATTGACTAGCGTGTTTTATCTCTTGTAAAATAGAGCCAATGGGGGTAAAAAGCCCCCTTCTTTTTAACTCTTAACGCTGAGAAGCGCCGGAGGCTTTTATATGGACGGTGGATACATCACGGCGACAGTAACTGGCATAACAATTGCTACGTCTGCTGCTTCTTCAAATCAAGTGTTGCCCAATATGTCAAGCGGTGAAAAACCCCGCTTTATTCGTATTGCAGCGACACAGCCAGCCTGCATCCGCATAGGCGCAGGTACACAAACCGCTGTTACTACTGACTTGCAAGTCCAGCCAGGCGATGCTGTTATTCTTCAAGTACCAACTGGCGTTACTAATATTGCTGCTGTCCAAGTGACAACTGCTGGTATCGTGCAGGTCAGCCCGTTGGAAAACATGTAATGAGCGATTTAAAGCTTAATGTTCACCGCGAGGACGGACATACGATTTTTCAATCGGTGCAAGACTGTACACCCGTTTTAGAGCGTGCTCAGATGCTGCATAAGTCAGGTCAGCACGGGAGCAAGGATGTTAAGCACGCAGCGCACTTGCCAGCTATCCTGGTTGAGAAGTATTGCAATGACAAGGGCATCACCTTTGCTGAGTTTTTAAACCGCAAAGAAGGCCACGTCCGGGCAATGCTTAACGACAAGTCGCTTGAAGGCTTTAGGGTTTGGAAAGGCGCTGTCTAAATGGCTCTCGCTAACTATTCTGATTTAGTTGCATCGGTAGGCTCTTGGCTGCACCGCGACGACTTAGCCGCGAATATCCCTGACTTCATTACCTTAGCTGAATCGCGTATCTCGCGTGACTTGCGTATTCGTAAACAGATTGTCACAACTACGCTTACCGCAATACCGGGTAATCAGTATCTTGCTTTGCCAGCAGACTGGATAGAGCTTGAGAACCTATCGGTGCAAGGCTCACCAACAACTAATTTAAGTTATGTCACTGTAGAGCAGCTTAACGTTAACTACCCAGACAAAGGCTTTGTTGGCAAACCTAGTTTGTACACCATCGAAGGCGACAACTTAATCTTAGGTGCAACACCAGACAGTACGTACCCTATTATCTTGACTTACTACGCCAAGTTCCCAGCCTTGGCTACTGCATCAACCAATGCGTTAATGACGCTCGCACCAAGCATTTACCTATTTGCTGCGCTCTCTGAAGCCGCGCCATTTATATCTGATGACGTAAGGGTTCAGTTGTGGGATACAAAATATCGCGCTGACATGACCGCGTTACAAGCGCAAGACGACAAAGCAACGCATAGCGGCTCTATGCTACGCGTTAAAATAATTTAAAGGACAAGCATGTCTCTAGAATCAGGCACGTTTATTAGTGACTTAGTTGTCACAAACCCACTAAACACCGACCAAAAAGCGCAGGGCGCGGGTCACTTGCGTTTGCTTAAATCAACGGTTAAAGCAACGTTTCCCGCTATTACAGGCGCGGTTAATACGACGCATACTGAGCTAAACTTTGTAGCTGGCGTTACTTCTGCTATACAAACGCAGTTAGCGGCTGAGATTGCCCGTGCTGCTCCGCTGGTATCACCTGCCCTAACAGGTACACCTACCGCGCCTACCGCAGCGCCGGGAACTAGTACGACACAGCTATCAACTACAGCATTTAACGCGGCAGCGGTGCTGGTTGAAACTAACCGGGCAACGGCAGCGGAGGCATTAAAAGCCAACACCGCATCGCCTACGTTTACGGGCACGGTGATAATTCCTTCGGGCGCTTCAATCGCGGGCTTTGCACCGCTAGCATCGCCTGCGTTTACAGGCGTTCCAACAGCCCCTACAGCATCTGTCGGCGTTAGTAATACACAGATAGCCTCCACGGCTTTTGTGAGCGCTACGGCCTTTCAAACAGCCTTACCGGGGCAAACTGGAAATGCTGGCAAGTTTCTTACCACTGATGGTACGAACGCAAGCTTTGCATCGGCAAAAACACCCGTATTTGCATACGAAGATCGCGGTAACCTAAGAGCGTTAACGCCGGGTGCTGGCGATAATTATGTTGTATCTGGCCTTGGATTGTTCGTTTGGGAATCGGGCAGCACTGAGCCAGATGATGACGAGTCTTCTTTTGCTACGGCATCCGGCGTGTGGTTAATCCAAGCAGTCAGTTTTGATTTTGTTGACGCTGCTCAGTTACCTGACGAATCAGTGCAAGACGAAAACGACGAGGACGAACCTTTGCGATTTGCATCTAGCTTTGCATCAAAAGTATTGACCGGCACAGCAATTAATTCGATCACCAGCGTAGCCAGTATCAGTAGTGCTAGTTTTATCGGCACAGTAACAGGGTCATCTGTCGGCGACCGAGTAATCGCAAATCCACCGGCTCAGCTGGGTGCATCTTCAATTAATACCGGAAGACTTTCACATCACGCTTTTGTGAGTTCTGCTGATACCGTGACCATTATTTTTAGCAACCCAAGCGCGGCATCGGCAACGATTACAGCAGGCACTTGGAACCTCACCGTCATCAAATCTTAAAGGGGAATAAATTATGCCAATGGTAAGAGCACTGCGTATGCTTAACGCTATCGAAGCTGGAACAACTTCTGGCGCACAACTTGAAACACTACTAACTAATGATCCCGGCAGATTGGCCGAGTTAAATGTTTTACTTGGACTACGCGGGCAGTCAAGACGGCTAGCTGCTGCGCAAACCACGATGACAGCGGTGGCGGCATCAAGCACAGCGATGACAGCGGTAGCGGCATCAAGCACAGCGATGACAGCGGTCATAGCATCAAGTACAGCTTTGGCGGCTGTCACGGCATCAAGCACAGCCATGACAGCGGTGGCGGCATCAAGCACAGCGATGACAGCGGTCATAGCATCAAGTACAGCTTTGGCGGCTGTCACGGCATCAAGCACAGCCATGACAGCGGTGGCGGCATCAAGCACAGCGATGACAGCGGTAGCGGCATCAAGCACAGCGATGACAGCGGTAGCGGCATCAAGCACAGCCATGACAGCGGTGGCGGCATCAAGCACAGCGATGACAGCGGTGGGTGACAGTGCTACAGCTACAGACGCAATCAATGCAAGTCAGACAGCAAGCACTGCGGTTTATAACGGTAACTTTGCTGGTCTATTCCTAAACCGCATCCGTATTCGTGGTGGACTTGCTTCTGATGCAACGCTCAATGGTCTAACCACGATGACAGCGGTAGCGGCATCAAGCACAGCGATGACAGCGGTCATAGCATCAAGTACAGCTTTGGCGGCTGTCACGGCATCAAGCACAGCCATGACAGCGGTGGCGGCATCAAGCACAGCGATGACAGCGGTGGCGGCATCAAGCACAGCGATGACAGCGGTAGCGGCATCAAGCACAGCGTCGGACGCCGTGTTTGTGTCAACGACAGCGCGCCTAGCCATTTGGAGCAGCAATACCGCACTGTCTGCGTTCCAGGCCGCCCCGACGCAGGTGCAGCGCCAAATCACGGCACGTGGCGTTACATCATCGACGGGAACAAGTCCATTCACGCACGTTTCGCTCAACACAAAAGTTATTTTGTTGCGCGCTTTCAACTCAGCAAACGAGGACTTTGCGCTGGCTTGGCGCTCAACATCCACCACGGCAACGCCGACGACAAATTCAACCGATGGCGTTTTGTTGCCCAACGGGGACAGCTTGGGTGTTACAACAGCCGCAATTGGGCGAACCACCACCTACGCCAACAGCGGAACGATTCCGACTGCAAACAATGACAACGCCAACGTGGTTTCAGCTGCCAACGGTTTGCGCCGCATAACTACGTCGATTGCGGGCGGCACAACACAAACCGTTATTTACATTGCGGTGTAACCGATGAAACTCATAATCCAAAACAACCGCATCGCCGGAACTGCGACAGACGACTACAACGGCCCGGATGCTTTCATTTACGCGCCAGAGGTCTTTGACGAATCGCGCATTGCAGATTACGAAGTGCAAGATGGCGTTTTATTGCCGCTAGCTGCTTTGCCTTTGGCGGATGTTTCGCCACGCCAAATACGTCAAGCGCTCACCGCAGCGGGTTTGCGCGATCAAGTTGAAAGCGCAGTAGCTGCAAGTTCAGCAGATATTAAGGACTGGTGGGAATTTTCTACTAGTGTTGAGCGCGATAATGAACATGTCATTGCTATGGCTGCTAAGCTTGGCGTAACAGAGCGACAGCTTGACGACTTATTCACCCTAGCCGGAACCCTTTAATGCTCTCAACAATTCAAAAGTGCGGTAATGGCGTTAATAAAGATTTATTGCCTAGTGAATTGTTGCCGGGCCAGTGGAGTGATGCGCTTAATATTCGCTTTCGCAATGACTTCGCGGAAAAGTTTAAAGGCATTAAAGCGGCTTATGCAGTGCCAGCAGTCGTGCCGTATTACATTGATTTATATACGGCTAACAATTCGCGCTTTATTATTGAAGCGAGCACGGCAAAAGTATTCTGTGATGACGGGGTAACAGCTACAGATATTACTCGGTTCGGTGAAGGCAAACAGATTGCCTCAATTACGTTTGCTACGACCACGGCTACGTTAACCACAGCTACGGCGCATGGGCTGACAACTGGTGCAACGGTGATTGTTTACTTAGCCTTCCCAGCGGTCTACAACGGCACTTTCGTCGTTACAGTTACCAGCACAACAGCATTTACCTACACGCTGCCTAGCACGCCGACAAGCGTTGCTACGACCCTTGGCGCGTACTCTACCAACGTCAATAGCGACTTTACCGGCGCTATAGATGACCGATGGACAGGCGGTGCGCTTAACGGTGTGCTAATTTTAAACAGCCCTACAGATGGGCTTCACTTTTGGTCTGGCACGCCAGCGGATAAAGTGCGCAGAGTTCCTACGTCCACGAACATTGCCGACTCTGCGAGGATGTTCAAAAACTACATTGTCTCGCTAGGCACTACCGTAGCTGGTGTCAAGCGGCCTCACAATGTTGCTTGGTCAAGTGCGGCAGAACCTGGCGCTATTCCCTCATCCTTTACATCTACATTATTTAACGACGCTGGCAATCAGGACTTGGCTGAAACCACTGGTCAGATGGTCGACAGCCTGCCTCTAGGTGACGTAAACATCATCTATAAACAAGATGCGCGATATGCAATGCAGTACATCGGCGGCAACTTTGTTTTTAGGTTCCAGCGCTTACCCGGAAACGATGGCTTGCTAGCCCGTGGCTGTGTAGTTAATACACCCAAGGGGCACGTCTTCCTAACCAATGGCGACGTAAAGATTCACAATGGCGGCGAGTCTACAAGTATTTGCGAAGGGCGAATCCGCAAGTGGCTTTTTTCAACAATGGATAGCAATTTCGCACAAAGAAGTTTTTTAGCTTTAAATCCTCAAAAGAAAGAAGTTTGGGTAGTATTTCCTAGCTTTTCTCAAACAACATGCGACACAGCCGCTGTTTGGAATTGGGAAACGGACACTTGGGGCATTAGATCATTAAGTAATGTTACTTATGCCGCGACAGGATTAATATCTGGAAACCTTATTTTAGATACTTGGGTTTCAGATACTGACCCTTGGAACACAGACGCTTCCGCTTGGTTTGAAAATGAATTCTCGCAAAATGAATCTAGGATGGTTATTTCAACGTCAACACCTAGAATCGGCTTAGTCGATACTAGTACGTTAGATTTTGGTGTAGTCTTTAGCTGGCTGTTAGAAAAACGCGGTATCCAGCTTGATGACTCGGATTCAGTTAAAACGCTATCTGCAAGTCGCCCACAATTTAGCGCATTGCCCGGCACTATCGTTTCAGTCTTTCATGGCTCAGCGCAAACTACTGACGGCACGCCCAACTATGCGCAGCCTGTAACATATACAGTTGGCACGTCCAACATGGCTAACCGATTCGCAAGCGGTGGCCGCTACATGGCTTACAAGCTAACCAGTAGTGACCCGCAACCGGTGACTATCCGTTCTTACGATTTAGACTACACAAAGCAAGGCAGATTTTGAGTACTTACCAGCCAGGCTATGTGCCAGACGATACGTCCATGATGGCCAACTTCTTGCGCCAAGAACTTATCGGTATTAAGCAAGCGCTAGAGCAGGGCTCCGATGCGCTTTACTTAACAACTATATATGCTAGCCCCGTAAAAGTCAGGGAGGGCATGTTGATACTCGCAGACGGTACGCAATTTAATCCAGGCTCTGGCGGCGGTGTTTATGTATACCGAGCTGGCGCATTTAGGTTTTTAGGATGAAAGAATTAAAACCAAAAGACAAAGTAATGCACTTGCAAGAAATGTTAAATAAAGTTCCGCAAGTTGATTGCCCTATAAAACATTATTTTGCACCTGGGGTATTTGCGCGTGAAATAACAATCCCAAAAGGTACTTGTTTAGTTGGTGCAATACACAAAACAGATAACTTAGCAATACTGTCCAGCGGTCGCTTGCTGATTGTTGTAGATACTGGGACAATGGAGATGTCAGCCCCTTACGTTATAAATGTCAAAGCGGGACAAAAAAATGCAGCAGTGGCTTTAGAAAATTCAACTTGGACTAACTTTTTCCCTAACCCGGATAATGAAACTGATATTGACGTTCTTGTTGAAAAATATTCAGAATCTAAAAATAATGAGTTGTTAGGCGGTATTAGTAACATGCAACTTACAGCTAATAAAGCTGTTGAATTGGAGTAATTATGGCTTTTGGATTATCAGCAGGCGCTACCGCTTTAATCGGTGCAGTAGCCCCCTCAGTCGTAGGCGGTATTTTAGGCGGCCAATCTTCGGGTAATACCCAGACGTCACAGCAGTCATTAGACCCGCGTATGCAGGCCATACTGTATGGCGGCGGTGCAGATAAGGGCTTGCTAGGCGATGCTAACGAATTGCGTAAGCAGCAGCTAGCCCAAGGCGGTTTAAACGACACACAACGCGCCGGGCTTGAGATGCAGCGCCAAACTCTTATGTCTCCACAATATACGCAAGGCTATGACCAAATGCGCAATGCGGGAAGTCAATTGCTTGGCGCTGGTGTAGCAGGTAATCCATTTAATAATGGCGGCAATGGCTCGATCGGTATGGGCAGTATGCCAAACAATCAAGCTGTTCGAAGCCAGCAAATGCCATTTATGCCAGCATTCAGATACGAGCAAAACTCAGCTATGCAGGGCGCTAATAACCCGATGGCTAAGCCTGAGCCGGTTGTTACTCAGCCGATGCAGCAAGCAAATGAGCAAACCCCGTTGCAACAATACATTGCGGATTTAGAGCAAAAGCAAGCCATGCTGATGGCTGAAGCTAATCGC